TTGTTATGGCTATTTCGCTTAAGCGCACTGGCGCGTTCGCGGCCAACGGCGTGAAGCTTATTGTCTACGGGCCGTCAGGTGCCGGTAAGACATCTCTGATTAAAACTCTGCCCAACCCGGTGATTCTCTCGGCTGAGAGCGGGCTTCTGTCGATCCAAGACAGCAACCTGCCGTACATCGAGATTGCCTCTATGACCGACCTGACGGAGGCATTCGAGTGGGTGTCGAAGTCGGACGAGGCCAAGGGCTTCGACTCGATTGCGCTCGATTCGATCAGCGAGATTGGCGAAGTTGTGCTCAATTACGAGAAGAAGATCGCCAAGGACCCGCGCCAAGCTTACGGCGCACTGTCCGAGCAGATGACTGACATTATCCGCGCGTTTCGCGATCTGCCGGGCAAGCATGTCTATTTCAGCGCCAAGCTCGAAAAGAGCCAAGATGAAATGGGCCGGCTGATGTACAACCCGTCGATGCCGGGCAAGTCGTTGACTCAGGCATTGCCGTACCTTTTTGACGAAGTGCTGGCCCTGCGGGTCGAGCGTGATGCTGAAGGTGTCGCCCAGCGCGCGATCATGTGTGACAGCGACGGTGTCTGGCTCGCTAAGGATCGCTCTGGCAAGCTGGAAGCGTGGGAGGCCCCTGACCTTGGCGCCATCATTGGCAAGATTGGGGGTGGGCAGTGATCGCCACCCTCGACAACTACTCAGCCCTATGGGTCGAGGCCAAGGCCCGCGAGGCCAAGGCCATCAAGGACCGGCGTGACATCGAGGATGAAATGATCCGCCTGATGAACCTGCCGGAAACACTGGAAGGCACCAAGACCGAAAAGGCCGGCCAGTTTGTTGTCAAAGTAACTGGCAGGATCAACCGCAAGGTCAATGGCGATATGCTGCAAGAATTGGCGGCTGAGCATGGCCTATCGGATCATTTGACCAGCCTGTTCCGGTGGAAGCCGGAGATTAACATGGCGGCGTGGAAAGCGACCGACGCTGCTATTACAACGCCTTTACTGAGGGCAATCACTTCGGAGGCCGGTCGCCCTTCGTTTGCAGTTAACGCACAGGAGTAAATACGATGGCATTTCTTGGTTCAACTTTTTCCGTCAACGAGCTTCCGCAGTCTGATCGTTCTTACGACCTGCTGCCGGAAGGCTGGTACACTGCCAAGATCACTGACGCGAAGCTCAACCCGACCAAGAGCGGGACTGGCGAAAAGATCGACGTTCGCTATGACATTCTCGGCCCCAGCCAGCAGGGCCGCGTCATGTTCTCGGCTATCAATATCCGCAACCAGAGCGCTGAAGCCGAGCGCATTGGTCTTCAGCAGCTTGGCGAAGTCATGCGGGCAATCGGTCTTGATCGCATTGAAAACACCGATCAGTTGATCGGCGGTGAATTGCAAATCAAGGTGCGGGTCAAGCAGCCCAGCGAGCGCGATAAGTCCGCTGGTCACGATCAGTCTCGCAACGACATTGGCGGCTACAAGGCGTGCGAAGGCCGCTCTGCTCCGCTGCCGTCTGCCGCTCCGCAGGCAAGCCCCGCTCCGTCTGCGGGTGCAACTCCGCCTTGGGCTAAGAAGTAATCAAGATTGTCGCCCTACGCCAAGGACTGGGGGCACTCGGTCGAATAATGGTCTGGTTTACCGGACGGGCGCACCAAGGGTTTGTCGCACTAGCGGCACGGTGCCGGGGGACACTAGGACTTTTCCCCCACCCAATTAGCGAGGTTATATGACTAAGATACCAGAGCCAATGCACCAGTTGGTCGGCCTTATTGATGCCCACCACGAGTCGCAACAGTCGCATCCGCGCGGCCACTTGGGATGCTCATTGCTTGGGCACCCCTGCGACCGTTGGCTCTGGCTATCGTTCCGCTGGGCGGTTCAGGAGCAGTTTCCCGGTAGGGTGCTGCGTCTGTTCCGTCGCGGACACAATGAAGAACGCACCATCATTTCCGATCTGCGCGCCATTGGCGTTGACATCCGTGACACGTTCAATGGGCGCCAGCGCAAGGTTGACTTCGGTGCGCACGTTAGTGGTTCTATCGACGGCATTATCGAAAAGGGCCTGCCTGAAGCGCCTAAGAGCCGGCACATTGCTGAGTTTAAGACGCACTCGAAAAAGTCGTTTGATGACCTCGTCAAGAATGGCGTCGAGAAGTCGAAGCCGCAGCACTATGTGCAGATGCAGGTTTACATGCACGGCACAAATATTCGCAAGGCCGTTTACATTGCCGTCTGCAAGGATGACGACCGGCTGTACTCTGAGCGCATCGAACTAAACAAGGAAGTCGCCGAGAAATACATTGCCCGTGGCCGCAGGATTGCGCTGGACGCCCGGATGCCGCCGCCAGTTTCGACGGACCCGACTTGGTATCAGTGCAAGTTCTGCCCGGCCTATTCGCTGTGTCACGAAAAGGCACCGACCAAATTTGCCAACTGCCGCACCTGCGCGCATTCGACACCAACTGAGGCATCGACTTGGCGGTGCGAGCGGCATGACGCTGACGGCATCCCAGAGGATTTTCAGCGCACCGGGTGCGACGACCATGTGATCCACCCCGATCTGGTGCCGTGGGAGTACGAGGGCTCAGAAGATGGGCTGCATGTAACTTGGCTGATTGACGGCAAGCGCATTCTGAATGGCCCCAATGGCTACAAGAGCCGCGAGATTGTCGCTAACCCAGCCGCATGCGGCTCTGAGCAAGTTGAAGCCGTTAAGGCGATTTTTCCCGATACTGAGGTTGTAGGATGAGCAAGAAATATACTGTCAAAGAGATTTTTCCGACGATCCAAGGCGAAGGGTTCTGGTCTGGCCGAGCAGCTACGTTTGTTCGATTTGCGGGATGCAATCTGTGGACCGGCTTGGAAGAGCATCGTGCCAAGGCAGTTTGCCAATTTTGCGACACCGACTTTCTTGGCGGTCGGCGGTACACGCTTGAGTCGCTTGTCGCGGCTATTCAATCGCATCGACCAAAGTTCGTCGTATTCACTGGCGGCGAGCCCGGACTTCAACTTGATACGCAACTTGTGCGCCAACTTCAGCGCCGTGGGTTTTATTGTGCCGTGGAGACGAATGGAACGCTACCGATTCCGCCATTATTGGATTGGGTGTGCGTCAGTCCGAAGTCTGGGACTGACATTATCGTGTCCGCAGCCGACGAATTGAAGTTGGTGTACCCTCAAGATGGCCTTGCGCCGTGGCTGGCTCAAGCAAAAGTAAGTGCTAAGCATAAGTGGCTGTCACCGATGGACGGCCCCGCTCTGCGCGAAAACATCGCCAAAGCTGTCAAGTACGTTTCTGAAGACTGTCAGTGGCGCTTGAACGTACAAGCGCACAAATTCTGGGAGATACGCTGATGGGGAAAATGACAGGAATCAGCGGCACGATCTCCGCTGCTCACTACAGCCGTGACGGCAAATTGCATGGCCACACTTGGCAGGTCGTGGTCTGGCATCATGCAAATGGAGACATAATCTTAGACGCTGAACATCGCAGACGGCTGTTGACTCAGTACCTTGCGCGGTTCGACCACAACGTCCTGCCGGATGAACTTGCTTGGGGTGAAGACCTTGCCGAAAAGATCGGGCAAGACCTTCGCGCTGCGGCTGTTGATGTCAGCCGCCCACTAGAAGGCATTTACGCGAAGTGGATCAGAGATTGACGATCCATTATCACGGCACGCCGATCACGCCGAAAGAGGTGTTTATGGAGGTCGCGGGAAGGCACTACTGTGTGTCTCACGCGCAGCCTCAGGACATTGCGCGCGCCCATCAGTACGGTCAAAGTGTTATGCTTGATAATGGCGCCTTTTCAAAGTGGCGAACTGGCAAACAAACTGATTGGTCAGCTTATTATGAATGGACGGATCAATGGCTGGATCATCCAACAACTTGGGCCGTCATCCCAGATGAAATTGATGGAGATGAAAATACGCAGGATTGCTTGATGGCCCAGTGGCCGCATGGCCAGCGTGGCGCTCCGGTCTGGCATATGCATGAATCAATTAACCGGATGCTAAGACTGTTGGATAGCTGGCCAAAGGTCTGCATCGGCTCATCTTCGCAATATTCATCTGTGGGCTCACCAGAATGGAGAGCCAGAATTGAGACGACATTTGATGAGATAAATAAAAGACATAAAAGAACTCCATATATTCATATGCTGAGAGGAATGCAGTGCGTGAAGTGGGAGTATCCTTTTGCAAGTGTAGACAGCACAGATGTTGCCCGCAATCATTCTCAATCAAAGCGAAGCGCAAGAGAAATGGCAGATAGATGGGATCAAATGCAATGCCCATCAAAATGGATTAAAATGCAAATGGAGTTATTTTAATGCTTAGGCCATATCAGCGCAGAGCAATTGACGATTTGTACGCATGGTTCAGCAAGCATGATGGCAACCCATGCTTGGTGCTGCCTACTGGTGCCGGCAAAAGCCACATTGTCGCGGCGCTGTGCAAAGATGCCGTGCAGAACTGGCCTGAGACACGCATATTGATGCTGACGCATGTGAAGGAGCTTATCGAGCAAAATGCCGAGAAGCTGCGCCAGCACTGGCCGAATGCGCCGATGGGGATTTACTCTGCCGGCCTAGGGCGGCGCCAGCTAGGCGAACCGATCACCTTTGCCGGCATTCAGTCCGTCAGAAGCAAGGCGTGGCAAATCGGCCACATTGACCTGTGCATCATTGATGAGTGCCATTTGGTTAGCCACAAGGATGAAGGTGGCTACAGGACGCTTCTTGCCGAGCTTCGGACTATCAACCCCAGTATGCGGGTTGTCGGCCTGACGGCCACCCCATACCGGCTTGGGCATGGCCTGATTACCGACAAGCCGGCGATTTTCTCTGAGCTAATCGAGCCCGTGTCGATTGAAGAACTTGTGTATCACGGGTATCTTTCCAAGCTGCACTCCAAGGCGACCGAAAGCGGCTACGACCTGTCCGGCGTCCACAAGCGCGGCGGAGAGTATATCGAATCTGAGTTAGCCGCCGCAGTTAACACTGATGCCCAAAATTCCCAAGTTGTTGACGAGGTCATTGCCCGTGCCGGCGACCGGCGAGCGTGGCTATTTTTCTGTACCGGCGTTGAGCATGCCCGCGCTGTTGCCGCGACCTTGCGGGACAAAGGCGTACCCGCAGACTGCGTTACTGGCGACACTCCGAAGGCCGAGCGGGAGCGGATCATTGCTGACTTTAAGGCTGGACGGTTACGGGCGTTAACTAACGCCAATGTGCTGACGACCGGGTTTGACTATCCAGACATAGACATGATTGCCATGCTGCGCCCCACCATGTCGCCCAGCCTTTATGTCCAGATGGCCGGTCGCGGGATGCGGATCAAAAGCCACACCGACCACTGCTTGGTTCTCGACTTTGCCGGCGTGGTCCGCCAGCACGGCCCGATCATAGCCGTCCAGCCGCCCAGCAAGGCCGGTACAGGCGAGGCGCCGATGAAGGCGTGCCCGGAGTGCCATGAACTGCTCTACATTAGCGCCAAGGAATGCACGGCCTGCGGGTATGCCTTCCCAGCAAAGGAGGAGGATGAGGCGAAGGTTCTCAAGCTCCACAATGATGACATCATGGGGCTGTCAGCGCTTGAGATGGAGGTTTGGGTCTGGGTCTGGGCCAAGCACATCGCAAAAGCCAGCGGGAAGGAGATGCTCAAGGTTACCTACTACGGCACTGCCTTATCCGATGCGCCTGTTACGGAGTATTTAACGGTGCTGCACGATGGCTACGCCGGCCAGAAGGCTTTGGCGACGCTACACAAGATTGTTCAATCAAGCGGCGCAGATGTTACCGAACTTTCTTGCCTAGAAGATGTCGCGGCCAGCTTGACTAACGCAGAGCCACCGACCAGCATAAGTTTTCACAAAGACGGCAAGTTTTATCGAATTATAAGTAGGAGTTGGTAATGCCGCGTCACCCGAAGCCGCAAGGACTGATTGATTACGAGCTTTGGCTTGCCAAGGGACCACCGCGATACTGCCATAACTGCGATCACTACGGCGCCGATGGCAGATGCTTAGCTTTCGGGGTTGCCATTCCGCTTGATTTTAGCCAAAATCCAGACAGTTGCCCAACGTGGGAACAGGAGTTGCCGTTCTGACCGACAAGCCGCCAAGTGAGCATTGGGAGCAGTGCCAAGTCGTTAGCTGGTTCCGCCGCAAATATAGCCCAATGCGCATCTTTGCCATTCCCAACGGCGGATGGCGATCAAGGGCGACTGCTGCAAAGCTGAAGGTCGAGGGCGTCGTGCGCGGCGTCCCTGATCTGTATGTGCCAGAAGTTAATTTATGGATCGAGATGAAGCGTCTCAAGGGCGGTAAGCTGTCTCCAGAGCAGCGCGATTGGGGCCGCTATCTTGGCGAAATAGGGCACACTTTTTTAGTGTGCAACGGCCATGAACACGCCATCGAGCAGATTGACGCATTCATGGCCGAGCGCTCTTAATCCTCCAGCCCTTGCTCGACCATTTCGATCTGAGCCCGCGTAACCCGCAGGATATGCTCTACATCTGACTTGGGTATTTCGCGATCTGAGCGCTTGCACAGTTCATCCAGCAGGCGCTCAACGCGCGATAGTGTTTTCATGCTCATACCTTTTCAACCTTTCTGCCGGCCAAGGCCGCTTCTCGCAAAATCCGGGGATGCTCGCGCCATAGGGCTCTTAGCAGGCTGTCTGACATAAGCGCCATTGCAATTTGCTCCTGCTCTAGGGACGACATGGCATTAAAGGTTTTAGACTCTGACATACTTCTGTGCCTTCTCCATCATTTCCTGAGTGTCCAGAATATTCCTGCCGACTCGCCAGAACTTGCCGTTGGCGTTGAACGAGCCGTCCATATTGCAGCGATTAACCGGGAAGCGCTCGCGCCGCAAAACGTCGGCGGCTTCCTCGCATTCGCTTTTGTGCCTTGTTGCCTCAAACTGCCGGTGCGCCACCTTGCCCATGCGGCTTAGGCGATTCTTAACTGGCACAAACTTTCTAGCATAGGTGCCAGTCTCTTCCAGCCAGCGATCAATGGTTCCCGACCATAGGACGTTATAGT